CATATCGCCGGAGCCCACTGTTGCTCCCGCGATCACCGGAACGACAACGGTCGGAAGCACGCTCACCTGTTCAACGGGAACATGGTCCGGCTCGCCCACCTCATACGCATATCAATGGCTTCGTAATGGTGTCGCCATCAGCGGCGCGACGAGTTCAGCCTATGTGCTTGTGTCCGGCGATAGCGGGAAGCTCATCGGCTGCGAGGTTATTGCAACCGATACCTACGGCGGCGCGACGATGGCATTTGCAATAGAGGTTGGACCGATTACGTGACGGCCACTCTTTCGACCGACTTTCAGAACCATCTCAAGGGCAGGTCGCACAAGCTCTGTTGGCTTCTCAGGCTGGCCCTCCGCGACGGGACGATCCTGGGATTTACCGACCACGACCTCGCGCTCGATTTCGATGATGGCGACGGGTCAATCACTTATCGTCCGGACTTCGGAATGCAGATTAGCAACGTCGAGACCGGCACCGGCCTTGACGCTGGAAATTTCGAGATCACGTTTCCGATTTCATCCGCTATCACGCGCCAAGCCGTCATCGGGGGGCGGTTAAACCGGGCTGAAACCCGACTATCGCGGATCGTCTGGAACAATCTTGCGGCGGGGCCACGCAAGGTCATGCGCGGCAACACTGGCGAATGGCGCGTCGAGGGTGACAAGGCGATTGCAGAAAGCCGCGACCAGCGTGACCGGCTGAACCAGACTGTCGGCAGGCAATTGCAGAACCAATGCGATGCCGATTACGCCGATCAAATCCAGTGCTTCGCGACGCCAACCGATGTCACTGGCACGGTTTCAGCGGTCACCAGTGCTTCTCAATTCACGGTCACGTTCACGGGTTCTTACGCCAACGGGTTTTTCGACAAGGGGCAAGTCACCGGCCTGACCGGTGGCAATACCGGGATTGTCGCGCCGATCTGGAGCTGGGCCGCGTCGGGAGCGATTGAACTTCTGTTTCCGCTGGTCGAGCAACCGGCGATTGGAGACACGTTCACCGTTCGCGACGGCTGCGCTCGAACAAGAGCAGCGTGCATGGCGCACGGCCAGATATTGAATTTTCGCGGCTTCCCCGAGGTTCCCGGAATGCAGGCGCTGAAGCCCGCAATTCCCGCGCAGGGCAGCGCGTCTGGCGGCAAGGGTAAGTGATCGCAGAAGAGGCCCTTCAATGGGTCGGCACTCCGTTTGTCTGGGGGCAATCGCAGAAAGGCGTCGGCTGCGATTGCAAGGGATTGGTTCAAGGGGTGTTTCGGGAATTGGGCAGGCCGGAAGCGGACAGTTTCTACGCCACCTTCTCGAACTACCGCGTGGACAGGCCCGTCCCGTCAGACCTTCTGGTCGAGGGCATGGGGAAGCTGTTCGATCGCGTTGAGGCGATGGAGCCGGGGGACATCCTGCTCCTGAAGCACAATGCGCATCCGGGGCACATGGCGATCTTCGTCGGCGATGGCCGCGCGGTTCACGCCTGCATCCGGTCGAAGGTCAAGAGTCGGGAGCTTGCCGTGCTGTTCCACAAGTTCCCGCTGCATTCGGTGTGGCGATGCCGATAAACTTCGCGGTAAAACTAGCCGCAACCGTTGCCCTGGAAGCCGCCAGCATGGCGCTCCAAGCGACAAAGAAAACGACCGGCCCGCGCCTCGATGAACTCACCGTAACGGTTGCGGACTTTGGCACGCCTATTCCACGGTTTCTTGGCGAGCGCCGCTTCGCCTGTCCCGTATTCCACGCGGAGGATTTGAAGGAGGTAAAGCACTCCACGAAGGTCAAGGGCGGCGGCAAGCAGACAACCTTCTCCTATCTCGCGACCTTCGCCTGCGCGATTTCCGACAATGCCATCGACAAGGTTCTTAAAATCTTCTTCGATGACAAGCTCGTTTACGATGCGACCGGCACCGGCCCGATCTCCTACGCTTCGTCGCTGGGAATCGACCTCAACACCGTCATGCGCATTTACAAGGGGACGGAGGACCAGCTTCCCGACCCGCGTTATGTTTCATGGTGCGAGGATAGATACGGGCCTGACTCGGCTCCAGCTTACCGAGGCGTAAGCTATCTGTTCTTCGAGGAACTGCCGGTCGATAATTTCGGCAACCGCATTCCCCAGATTTCGGTAATCGCAGTTTCGGCGGCAGCTGACGCCTTTCCATATGAGCAGCTCACAACGCCGGTTTCAGGATTGCTCTTCGGCGGCGCGACATTCTCAGCTGATCGCACGCGGCTGGTCCTTCCGCTCGGAACGTCATTCGAGGTGTGGGATGTCCCGACGCGGACGCTGATCTCGAACCCGACAATTGGCAACATCGGGTCCGGCCACGTTGCCGTCAATCCAGACGGCTCGTTCTATGCTAGCAGCGGTTCAACCTCCGGGACATATTTGATTTCCGAGGGCGGGGGCACGACGCTAATTAGCTCGACCATCGTCAGCGGCGGCCTGTGGAACGTATCTGCCGGGATTTATGGCCGTAACGCCACCAATTCCAGCACGATGAAGGTGCTGACCGGCAGCACGGTCACAGATATTCCAGTCGGCTTCTATCCGAGCACCTACGTTGATGATTCTGACGGCCATTCGTTCGCTGCTGGAGGCCAAGCTTCAGGTGGAAGCTATACAAGCGGCTTCGCCATCTATGACATCACGGCGTCGGTAGAGCACGACATCTCGGTCAGCGGAACTGGCGCGGTCGAGATGATGGACAACGGCACCCAATGGGTCGTTCTGTTCAATGACAACCTCTATCTCATCAATAAATCCACTTACGGAATAGACGCGGGTCCGGTTGCGGCCTCGGGTGGCGGCAGCCAGTCCTTCAAGGGGTCGTTCCCGGGCGATTCAACGGTGTGGGTTGGTTGGTCTCAATATTCGACCGCTGACCTCAGCCTTATCCAGACGGTCGATCCAGCGGCGTTCGGGCTCGCCGTCACGGCCTCCGATCCGCTTTATGATCCCATCAACGACGCGATGTGGACGAAGGGGATTGCCGAAACCGCGATTACTGTTCGGTTTCTTAATCGCGCGGGCTCTGCCGGGACCACGCTCGGCGCAATCGTCTCGAAGATGTGTGACGCGGCGGGGCTGACGGACAGGGACACATCGCTCCTGACGCAGCCGGTTGCCGGGTATTCGTGGACCCGGGGCGACGTGAAATCTCAGATGGAGCCCGCGCTAGACATCCACGATGTTGACGCAAGGCCGCACGATTGGGGAATTGAGTTCCTTCCGCGCGGGTCGGCTCCCGTTGGCGCGATCCTCACGCAGGACTTCGCCAAGTCAGGAGAGAATGCGCGTTACCGCGTAACGATTGCGCAGGACACCGACCTTCCAAAGCTGCTTCGGGTGAACTTCGCGGACACGGAGTTCGATCAGCAAACGAATAACGTTCTTTCCCCAATGCCCGTCGATTCCGTCGATACCCAACGGGATGATGTAATCGACCTCACGACTTATGCCGACACGCCGACAGGGGCGCAGCAGAAGGCGGATCGCTACATGCGCCGCCAGTGGAACAGCCGCGAGACGATTGAGAACTCGCTGACCAACCAGAACTTCGCGCTGGAGCCTGGTGACGTAACGACGCTTTGGCTGGATGATATCGGGCAGAACGCGCGGCTGACAAAGCAGACCATAATCGGCGGGCAGATCGATTGCACATTCATCCGGGACGAAACGAATTTCGCATCGGTGAATGCGGCAACAACCGGGCAATCCCTGGAGGCCCGCGATCCTCAGGTGATTTCGATCCCCGCTCCGGTGAGGGGCTTCATACTCGACGCGCCGTACCGCGATGACGGCGATGCGGACGTGAGGCCGCTGCTTTATGCAACGGCTGGCTCATATGCGAACCTCGCCTATCCGGGGGCCGTGATCTTCGAGGCGACCGGCGACCCTCCGGTTTATGACACGTTGTTCGATACGGTTCCCTCGGCTGCGACATGGGGGCTGTGCTCCGGCACTCTTGGAAACGCCAACCCGAACCTATGGGATCGCGGCAACACGCTGACCGTCTCGCTTCAGTTCGGTTCGCTCTCGAACGTTTCGGAAGCGGATATCAACGCCGACCCGACGCTGAACTTGATTGCCATCGGTTCGACGGCGGGCTGGGAATATGTGAACTTCACGACCGCCACATTGAACGGTGATGGCACGTACACACTGTCGGGATTCAAGCGCGGGCGCAGGGGCACTGAATGGATGTGCAACGCCCACGCATCCGGCGAGATAATGGTTCTCGCAAGCTCGCTCGATATTGAAGAAATGGGCACCGACCAGGTTGGCGGAAGCCTGAGTTTCAAGGCGCAGTCGATAGGGCGCTCGCTGGATAGCGCCGCCGCCATCGATATCGCTCCTTATACCGGCGCGACGTTGAAACC